GTGTATATTGGTTAGAATTCCAATATACTCATTTTATCTTCTAGGCACCTTATTGGTGCTAGGACGAGTTTAGATGACTTGTCTGTTTGTACAAATTGATACTCACGTTTAGCGATAACTAGACGGGCTCACAGAAAAAGTCGTAGCTTAGACACATTAATTTGTACCGTAGTCTAAGCCTGTGATGCAGCGAGGAAGACCTTCTGCTAGAGTGTGTTTGTTAATTTTTGCAAAGATCGACGTAACTAGACGGGCTATAGGCAACGAGGAAGACCTCGTCGATTGATCATCTTATTTCTAAAAATTCACACCCCCCCCCCTTATTTCTCACGTCATAGTGACGTAAATATCAAGAGGTGGTAGATTATCTTATTAATTCTACCAATGGTGATTGTTATAAATACTTTAACACCATTTAAAAATAACAAGAATGTATAACAAAATTGTATTTGTTTACTGCTTCTAGTATGATCACTAAGAAGTGGTGATTAAGCACAAGAGAGTTTATCAGCCAAGCTTGCCCAGTATTCTTCACTACGGGTATTCAGCATTATTGACGATTAGTGGTTCATAATTCTTTTCATTTAGTTTTGACTCCAAGGGCGTTCCCCTTAAGTGCAAAACTCTATGATTAGTCCCACGTTGTAAGTCTCCTGATCTTTTAAAGATAGGATTCTGTTTCACGTCAGTGTTGAAGAAAAGCAAGTGTAACTGTTAGATTGGTATGCTCCTTCATGAAGTACTTTGACGGGTACGGATTGTGTGGTAGTAGGTTTCCTTCTCTTGAGAAATTTCACCGTTAACCAGTGTGAAGCTAGAGAAAGCTTTACGACAGTTGGATAGACAACTAAGCTGTGACATAGCTATTAGTTCCAGAACGGAACTTGACTTATGGAAAGACATATATTAGTTCTTGATTAGGACTTGACAGTTGGAAAGACAACACTTTAAGACTCAATTAACATGGAATCAACAAAGTTTACCGAGTCGTACGTCAGCACCCAAAAAATGAATCTTCAAGAAAGAATGCTAAGAACGGACAATCCAGTTAAATGGTTGTACCTACAGCACAAATTGAAGAAACTTGAAAATCAGAAAAATTTAATGCATGTCAAAAAACAACAAAAAATTTCCAATTCAGTATTTCATAACCGTGTGTGTTGTGGTGATGATCACATTCAATGTTTCATCATCCTTGGTGGGATTACTACACCAGTAGTTTTCCGCCTCAGCGAAACTTTGAAGCAAGTTTGCTTCAGGTATCGCCTTAACGCTTCTCTTATGTGGTTTACTTTGAATAGTAAACCTTTGAAAGATGACGTGCCACTTATGGAGTACGGTATTTATACCAATGCTTCAATTGTGGCTAATTCACGCCTTTTAGGTGGTAGTTCAGACTACTACCTTTACACCCACGTACGAGACTGCGAGCGACAATGTTTGCTTGAGACATCGTACATTGCGCGCAAATTCAATTTGCAAGCTCAGGATGATTCTGAACAAATCGAACGAGACATTACGCAGCTTTTCGAAAGACTAGCTAAGATCAAGAGTTCAATTTCATCTAACAAATTGTGGGTAATCGACTTGTTTGAGAGTTTTTTCCAGATTTATTATTGGTTTCGTAAATGCGAGACTATGACGGATTTTGGAGCTCTAACATGTCTGGCATACAAAGTTCTGACTGGACGGTCTACTTCCACTACAATTTGGAAACTTTTGACAAAGTCAGACGACAATCTCCAAGCTAATTTCGCAGATCATGTGAAAACAGCTCGGAGTGTTTTCGATAATGTGTCGAAGACGATGAACAATCCTTTGTTGGACAAGATGCGAGCGATATATACATATTTACTCATACAGGGTTTCTTTGCTAAGATGGGTTTAACCATCGATGAAGAGGAATTCCTTAGACTGCACAAGAAAACTCGTGTAGAGTCCACAGATGGAACGAATTTCATCACAAATGTGGTGGAAACAGCCATTGTTATGTGTGAACGTTATGTACAGTACAAAGTTACTGGCGATTGGACGTCTCTCATTCATGGCGAAGCCTCATATCACGCATGGGCTAATGAAGCTGATAGGTTGCTAAATTTAGCACCTTATACTTCAAATTTGGCTGCTCACGGCACAACGTATTTTTCGTTTATTGCCGATTTGAATGATGCGGTGGAGAAGGGTGAAGCAATTTGCAAATTTACTCGATCTCACAATGGCACAGATGGTGTCTTCCTTTCACGTAAATTGAACAATCTGCTTATGTTGAAGAATATGGAAGTAACACGTCGTGCCGCACAAAAAGAGCGAAAAGCACCTTTCGGTGTTCTAGTTCATGGCGGATCTAGTGTTGCGAAATCAACATTTACAAAGCTCCTCTTTTACTATTATGGTAAATTGCACGGAGAAAAAACTGACGATCATTATCGTTATGTTCGCAACCCGACAGACGAGTACTGGAGTAATTTCGACTCCAGTAAATGGTGTATCCAAATGGATGACATCGCTTTTCTGTTACCCGCCAAATCAGCTGACGTTGATGCAACCTTAAAAGAGATGCTTAACGTTGTTAATAACGTCCCTTATGTACCGCCACAGGCGGCACTAGAGGACAAGGGTAAAACCCCAGTCATGGCAAAGTTGGTTATTGCAACCACAAATGCGGAACATCTTAATGCACAAGATTACTTTCACTGCCCTCTAGCAGTGCGTAGACGTTTACCTTTTGTGGTAAACATCGTTCCCAAGGAGGAATATCTTGCTGAAAATCGCAAGTTTATAGATCCTTCCAAATTGCCGACTATGACTGATGCACAATTTCCCGATTTCTGGAACATTAAACTACAACGTTTAGTTCCTACAGATTATATGGGTAGAGATAGTGCAACATTGGAGACAGTTCGCGAATTTACAGACATTAGAGAATTTCTCAAAGTTTATGCCAAAGCTAGTCTCGATCACGAGGAAACACAGGAGAAATCTGGTGTTTGTGATTCTGAGATGAGTAAAGTGCATGTTTGCCGATTCTGTTTTGAATCAGGTGGCAAATGCGACTGTCTTCAGGCGGATGACCGCACGTGGTACCAAATCTGCCAGTATAAATTAGCTGCTTATGGATGCTCTATAGCATCATGGTGGCTACACTGGCTGTTCTACTTCTCAATAGTAGATAAGATGATGAAGTACCGCTTCACTCGCTGGATAATCTTAAGATCCACTGATTATCTTGACTTTAAGACACAGCTTTATGTTTTAACGAGAGTCAATGTGACAGATGGAGATGTTGAATTCAACCACAAAATGCGACAATTCATAGAGATAAGTAAAATCGTTTTGGTTTTTACTGCTTCTTTTACCCTCGGTCACATTGTGACCCGTACGGTAACTAATTGTACGCAAAGAGTTGTCAGAGCATGTGGGAAGAAATTTGGTGATAAGGTCGAAAAGAAGGTACCTACAAATCCATTTGATGGATTTAATGATCCTAATGATCACCCAGAGTGTGATCCATTTGCAGGTAATTATTATGAGCCAGATGAAAAGCTCATGTATGAACCTCAAGGCAATGTTATGGGTACAACTGAAGACCAATTGCAGAAAGAAGAAAAACAGAACGTGTGGTACAATCCAACTTTGGAATTATCACGATTTGACGTTCCAGTGGCTTCTTCAAGCATGAGTAGCTTAACACAAGCTCAAATTAGGGATTATGTCTCTAATAATTGTGTAGCCCTCATTATTGAGGCGACGGATGTGGAATATCGATGCCGCACGCGTGGTGTGTTCGTAAAAGGACAAATGCTTGTTTTTAACAGGCATACACTGCGTAGTGGCTTTCGTTTTCGTATGACCATAATTGCATCTCGTGTTTGTGAAGGTATCAACAGTAATGTAACCTTTACTTTCACGCGAGACGAGTGTAAATTTGATGCTCGTTTAGATATGGTCGCACTCCGTGTGTTGTGTGTTCCTCCACGTAAAAATATCACGAAAATTTGGTGTAATAAAGATATTCCCATTTCTACGTTGATTAGTGTTGGACGCGATCAATCTGGTGCAGTAGGCTTTAGACAGCATTATCGTATAGTGTATTATCCACATTTTCCAGTAGAGGCGCTAAACAATGAAATGCCTATGTATCTCACAACATGTGAGGTCAAACCAGAGAAGGGAGATTGCGGTAGTTTGGCTATCGCCGTTACTCCCATTGGACCGGTAATTATTGGCCTTCATACCATTGGGTATGAAAATCAAGTTGGTTATACTCACATTAGGCTCCAAGATTTGGAAGAGTTGGTTGGTGATACACCTTGCGTAACAGCGGGTGAACAACCTAAATTTTCAGTCCAAGGAGATATTGAGTTGACTCAACCCCATCACCGAAGCATGTTTCGCTATATGAACAGTGGGACATTGAATGTGTATGGGTCTTTGCCTGGTTTTCGAGCCAAGCCAAAAAGTCGTGTCTGCGCGACTATAAAACAAGCAGAGATGTTGGAACATTTCAACGAACAAGTCCGGTATGGACGTCCTGTAGTTGCAGGATGGGAACCATGGAAGCTAAATGTAGCTCCAATGATCCAACCCAATTTAAATCACGATCAGAGTATTTTGAATGCTTGTGTAGATTCGTTCTATAATGATATTGTGTTGGGTTTGGACCATATGGATGCCGGATGGCGTGGTCAGTTAGTTTTTCTTTCAGACCGCGCGGCTGTCAATGGATTGCCAGGTGTGATCTATATTGATGCCATCAATAAGAATTCGTCTATGGGTTTTCCTTGTAACACTTCTAAGAAGCAATTCTTAGTAAGTGCACCATCGGAGAAATATCCTGATGGGGTGGATTTCCCACAAGAGATTTGGGACCGTGTTGATGCTATCAAAGCGTCATATAAAGAAGGAAAACGTGTTTATCCTATCTTTAGTGGTCATCTTAAAGACGAAGCTGTTTCATTCGCAAAAATCGAAGCCAAGAAGACACGTGTTTTTACCGGTGCTCCTATCGATTGGAGCTTGGTTGTGCGTAGTCGACTGTTGAGTTTTGTTAGACTTCTACAGAATAACAAATTTGTGTTTGAAGCAGGTCCTGGTACTGTGTGCCAATCGCGAGAGTGGACGGATGTTTACAACTATCTCACAGCATTTGGTTGTGATCAGATTGTTGCAGGAGATTATTCGAAATTTGATAAGCGCATGACAGCGCCTTTCATTCTCGCAGCGTTTGATATTATCAAGCGCATTTATAGGGAAGCCGGTTTCACAGACGAGGAATTGTTAGAGATTGAGTGTATTGCTCATGATACTGCTTTTCCCGTAGTAAATATGAATGGAGATATTGTCGAATTTTTCGGCACGAATCCTTCAGGTCATCCCTTGACTGTTATTATCAACTCGTTGGCGAATAGTCTGTATGTGCGTTATGCATACTCATTGGCTAATCCAGAATCGCCTCAGTGTTGTGATTTCAATCAAAACGTGCATCTGTTCACGTATGGAGACGATAATATCATGGGAATTTCCAAAGATATCCCTTGGTTTAATCATACCGTCATCCAGTCCAAATTGGCCACAATTGGTGTTGAATACACCATGGCTGATAAGGAAGCAGAAACAGTCCCATACATCCACATTGATGAATGTCAATTCCTGAAAAGGAAGTGGAGATGGGAACCTGAACTCGAAGCGTACACGTGTCCTTTAGAATTGGACTCTATCGTTAAATCGCTAACGGTTTGGGTTTCTTCAACGACTTTGTGTCCAGAAGAACAAATGGTGAAAGTTATCTCTAGTGCCAATTCGGAGTTTTTCTTCTATGGCCGTGAGGTTTTCGAGCACCACCACAACTTTTTCCGCTCTATTCTTGATGAATATCCGTACAGTAAATTTGTTACAGATTCGACACTGCCAGGGTGGTTAGACCTATGTACTAGGTTTCGGCGGGCGTCGGAGAGTGAATAGTCACCCAAATGAATTTGGGATTGGCGTCTCTTATTCAGGATAATAAACAGTCACAAAATTTACAATATAAGAGAAACCAAGAAGTTGAAGCAGTCACTCAAAGTACTGCTCCTCATATCACGTATACGATTGCGTGCTACGAGAGTAATAAGAATCGTTTTCAGTTGCAAGCTGACGTTGAAGTTTCGCCACAAGAAACAACAAACAACATCGGAACCGTAGCTTTTGAAGAAGCTTCTCCTGGCGAAACCATGTGGTCTTCTAATGCTGATCCACAGATCGCAAAAGTAGATAGCACGCCAGAGATTGATCTTTCAGGCTTTCTTTCGCGACCAGTTACTATTGATAGTACAACTTGGTCGACTACTGACACCACAGGTCTAAAGTATACACTTAAACCATGGTATTTGTATATGAATAATGCCGCTGTAAAGAATAAATTAGCTAATTATGCTTTCATTCGTGCTAAGCTACATGTCAAATGCGTTATCAATGCAACACCATTCCAATACGGATTAATGCGAGCCTGCTATTCACCTTTATTGGGTTTAGTTTCAGATAAAATTCGAACCACCGCTGGTAATGCTGGTATTGTGCGTATACCGTACTCCCAGCAACCTGGTTTCTATATTGAACCAGCAAAGAATCTCGGAGGTGAGATGGAATGTCCGTTCTTTTACCACAAGAATTGGCTCAATTTATCCTCAGCTACTGATGCACAACAAATGGGTACGCTTAATTTTGTTATTTTCGCGCCCTTAGCTGTGGCGGTTGCTACAGCTACAACATCAGTTACCGTACAAACCGTAGCTTGGCTCACAGATGTGGAATTAATGGGTTCCACTAGTAAACTTGTTTTGCAATCTGATGAGTACGGTAATGGTCCTATCTCTAAACCAGCTACAGCTATAGCGAATGTTGCATCAATGTTAACGCATGTCCCAGTTCTGGGAAAGTTCGCCACAGCTACGCAAATTGGAGCAAGTGCTGTTTCTAAAATTGCGGCTATGTTTGGATTTACGAATCCGCCTAACATCAATAATGTCGAACCGATGTACTTGATGTCAGCACCGCATTTGGCTACTGCTGAAATTTCAGTGCCATACCAGAAACTCACGTTGGATCCCAAGACTGAACTTTCAGTAGATCCAACACCTTTTGGGCTTCCAGATCAAGATGAATTATGTTTAAATTATCTTAAGAAAAAAGAAAGTTTTCTGGGAGCCACTACTTGGTCGACTAGCGATTTTCCTTCAACAAAATTGTGGTGTAACCAGGTCTGCCCTACATTGTGCACCAGCGTTGCACTGGGTTCAGCACCGGTTAAAGGTTACAAGACTTACCACACGCCTCTGTCATATTTGTCTTATCTTTTTAAGCATTGGCGAGGTACGTTGAAGATTCGTGTTAAGGTTGTAGCGTCCAAGTATCATAGGGGCCGTTTGAAGTTCATTTATGATCCCCTGGAAGACACATCTGTGTCTCCGAATTTGAACGAAGTCTACACGAAGATTGTAGATATTTCCGAAACTGATGATATTATCCTAGAGATTCCCTATCGTCAAGCACTGCCATGGTCAGCCGTTCCTGCCCTCGATGATATCGGAGATGGATGGACGAATGGTACAGTAGTAAGCAATCTTTTGGGTTTTACCAATGGTTGTCTTAGCGTAGAGGTCTATAATGCTCTTGAAGCACCCTCGGCTACTAGCATTCAGTTGCTATTCTACGTTAGCGCTGGGGATGATTTTGAATTTAACAACCCTGCAGGATATATTTCTCAAGGTAATAATTGGTATGTTCCATCTTTTTTCGCCCTACAGGGTGATTGGAGTGGATCTACCACACTATGTTTCGGAGAGCGTGGCACAGCATCAGATAATAGATATTTGATGAATTTTGGTGAAAGCAACATTTCACTTAGAAAGTTGCTGCGCCGCGCACAAATTATGGATACCGTGCAATTGCCTACAGGAACTACAGAAGCGATTAATGTTTATCGTAAAGGTATTTCACGTATTCCATACACGCCTGGCTTTGTTCCATATGCTTGGCCAACGACCGCAACAAAGGTTATTGGTACCGGGCCTGGAAATTATGCATTCAATACAATGCACATGATCCCGTACATCGCAAATATGTTTTTGGGTGTACGTGGAGGCGTGAATTATACTATCACTGTGAATAGTCCTAAAGTCACTTCCGATGATATTCGTATCACAAGGGCGACGGATACTGGTGCGGTTACAGCTACCAATCGGATTATCGTTAAACAAACGTCGATTGCTGGAACTTCCAGTCTTTCTGTTAAGACTTCAAGATTGAACGCATTTAACTATTTGCGTGATGGTCTGGCTGGTGTAGCCGTCACATCAGCCCAGGCTGCACCTAGCGTGCAGTTTACATTGCCTGATAATAATAATTACAATTTTACTTTGGCTGATCCCGTGAATTGGGATGAAGGCTCAATTAAGGATGGAACTGACAGGCAAGCAGCACTGGTGACCATTACAGTTGCCAACACAACCACTACAGATGAGGTAGGTTATACCACCTTGCAAACCGCTGCTGCAGCGGGTAGTGATTTCAATTGTTTGTTTTTCCTATGTGTCCCAACCATTGACAATCTCATAGGCGATGCAACAGCAACACCATAAAAGACGTACGTTACAGTCGTACCTCTCTCACGACGCGTGAGTTTTAAAGTCCACTTTTCGTGGTTACCCTTCTGTCAAGAGTTTTGTACTCGTGGGTAACCACGGGGAAATTTTGCTCGGACATGAATTGTAACCTTTTACGGAG